CACTTCTCTGAGTGAGTCAACGCACGATCAAAGGATGTCGAAGATCCAGAAGATCGCCGTCTACGATGCTCGCCTTCAGCAGGATGAGCCCGTTTATGCGGTGCAGAAGGGCGCGCTGTCCATCAGCGTAGCGCCCTTCAACGCGATTGCGGCGTCTTCGTCTCAGATGACGTTTCAGATCCTTGTGCCGTCTCTGAACGTTTTTGTTGACCGCAAGCTTCAGCTGGCAACGCCGCTCTCGTACCAGGCCAGTATCTTCTACGGTGGTCCTCGCGGCCTCAGTCACAAGACCGTGTTTTCGGCTTCCGTTACGACTACGGCTGGCGCAATCAGCTTGTCTTTTACAAGCGTCACTGTCTCGAACGTTACGGCAACCGTCGCAATCCCTGTGGGATCTCAGATCTTGGGCGGTAGTGGTAATTTTGCACCTGGTACTGTCACGACTGTTGTGGGTAGTGCCGCCACTGGCACCCAGACGGTCGTTTTCTACCCTCCCGCGGTTCTTGGTTCTGCCGTGACAGTTTTCTTTGTGGCCCCGTCAGTATGGGATGTCCCTGACCCGATCATGAGCGTGGTGTCGGCGACTGAGTCTTCGGCAAGTGGGTGCTACCAGACTGACGCGTTTGAGTCGTCCGGCTACGCAAGTGCCGTGGGCCCTAAGGATTTGGCGTATTGCCAGTTCCCTATCCAGAGTGCTGTCACTAACATGACGGCCACGCTCAATGACTGCACGGTCACGACAAACGGCGATACTCTCCGCGAGCAGCTTATGCTGACGTCCGAGCAGAAGGTCCTCAAGCAGCGCACGACTCCCACCAATGCCGACACATACGCATGGGGTCGTGATGACTGCCTCAACGGGTCTGGTAACTTTTCATCCTACTCTGTCGTCAATCAGTATGGCGATCTTCCTAACGGGTGCTGGCCGACTTCGTGGTCGTCTGACCCCGCATGCTCTGCGCCTTTGACGGCTGTAACGTCCGTGCTCGCTGCTGGAACTGGTACTGCGGATCAGTGGCCGTTCCTCACCGCCGGCGTTGCATATAACTTCGTGGCATCGGGCGCTACCGGTATGATGTCCGGAAAGCAGGGTATTGGCTTTTACGTCCAGCAGTCGCAGACCACCGTAAGCGGTGTGACCAATAGCGCACAGATTGTGCCATTTTACGCCAACCAGCCCGTGTGGACGGTTGGCTTTCCGGGTGGTGATATCCTCAGTGCGAACGGCGCAGCCTCTGGTGCTGCTGCTCTAAACGCCCCGTCGCCGTATACGATCAGTGGAAACGTGCTCACCCTTCAGACTGCTGTCCCGGCTATGTGCATGGTGGGTGCTCGTATTTACGACGCCCTCTACAATAACTGGAATACGAGTGGTAAGTATGTCGTCACGACGGCTGCGAACTTGTCAGTTGCTGGCATCGTGAGTTCCCTCACGGGAGGCGCGCTTGGTGCCCCTGGTTCCACGTATGGTATTACATGGTCAAAGCTCGGCGCGCCGACTGGCATCACCCTTTGGGGTCTTTCCGCGGGCTGCGATGTTCGCCAGCCTCTTCCTGTCTATGGTACTATCAACGTCGTTGAGCCTCTCGTGATTTCGCCGCTTGTCTGGGCGGATGGCGCCGAGTTCAACACGGTTGGTCTCTACGGCATGACGAACATGCAGTTTGTCCTCAATTTCGGTTCCCAGCTGGGCACTACGAAGGCATTGCTGAACGCTCTTGCCACCGCAGCGAACGGTCTCACGACCGCCACTGGTTCTTCTTTGCCCTACTGGGTGGACGACCTGACCCAGGCAAACCCAAATACGGGTAACGTGGTTCGGTCTTCGAATATTCGCACCGTTATTAGCGATCTTACGTATGCATCGACGTCTAGCTCGTCGACGGCTGGTCCCTGGTCTACGGCAAAGGCCGCCGCGGGTGTTATGGTGTCGGCGCCGACGATCTTTGCCACGTTCCTGACGCCTGGTCCGGACGTGACGCTGCCGGCCCTGTCGACTGTTCCTTATGTCGAGTTCCCTCGTTACTTCTACACGCTGAATACGGCTCTGAATCAGAACGGAACGACGGCAATCCAGTCGCAGACGATCTCTCTCACGTCGATCCCGGACATGGTCATGATCTACGTCAAGCCGTCGACGCGTGGCCCGTCGCAGCTTGAGCAGTACATCCCAATTAGCAACGTGGCTGTCACGTTTGATAACTTTAGTAATCTGTGCTCGAACTTCCAGCAGACTAACCTGTACGAGTGCGCGGTTGCTGCGGGTCTCGACATGGACTACCACCAGTGGCGTGGCTTTACGCAGGCCGCTGCTAATTCGTACGCGTATTCCACCCCTAGCGGTACGCCGGGAGGTTCATACGCCATGACGAACGCTACGCAGTTGTCGGGTGGCCCTATCCTCCTGCGCATGGGCCACGACATTTCGCTGCAGCCGGGCCTGGCGCCTGGATGCCTGGGTAACTTTTCGTTCCAGGTGACTGCGACGATTGACAATACCCACGGCTACTTCAACTACATCAACAACTGCGTCATTACGATCATTGCAATCAACTCTGGCTTTTTTGAGACGGTGCGCGGCCAGTCCATGATCCGCAAGACGATCCTGGATGGCGCGGACGTCCAGGCCGCAACGCCGGAGGCTGGCCTGTCGAAGACGCACCTGAACCGCATGATTGGTGGCGCCTTCTCGTTCAAGGGCGCCTCTAACCTGGTGAACCGCGGCCTGGCCGCCGTGAAGAAGGCGGATTCAATCAATAAGTCGATGCACCTGACGGACCTCGCGCGCCAGCACGGTGGCCAGTATGGTGCGCAGTTTGCGGACATGGCCGAGGCTGGCCTGCGGCACGGCACGCAGCTGGCGGATGCAATGGGAAGTGGCATGAAGCGCCACCGGCCGTCCGGGCTGTAGACTCAACTACGTCCCGTACAGCCTTCTCGTAGATGGCTTTAATATCAACAAACCCTCGCTCATGGTAAAGGTCTAAAAATTCATACTCGTCGGCTGTGTCGCTCGACGCCATTTCACGTGACGGTCAAGTGACGTGCGCTCCTGGCAAAAATGAAGACCGTGGGTTCGCGAGCTGAGGTGTTCCACGGCAACGCAAAGCGGACGTCTGGACGTCTTACCAAGGATCAGCTTATGAAGAATGCAGCAGGTCGCATCGTGTCCAAGAAAAAGCACATGGCTGGAAAGGCTGCGCTCAAGTATCTACACGCCAAGGGGTACATCGCCGTAAAGGGCAAATTCGGTAGCGCCAAGGTTGATGTCGCTAAAGGTGGTGGTGTTGTGAGTGACGTTGTCACAACGGATTTGGAGTCCGTTGCGGCGCCATCCTCCTGAGTAATAGTTATGCACGCACCGATAACACTGCTTTGTGCGCACGGTAAAGAGGTCGCACAGGTCTGTAGGGAGGTCTAGGGAGATTATGCGTGCAAGGATCCTCTCACGTGTCTCGCGTGCATTACGTCTCGTACCAGACGTAGTGATATAGCGACGCCTGTAGACGTCACCACCATGGTACGTCATCTCCGACCCCGGTCTTAGTGGGCTGACTGTGGGCTCTCGGTCAAACTCGGGCGACTGACGGGAATCGCGTTTTGCAAACTCCGTCGACTGACTCCGCGAAATCACCGCGCCCCGCCCCCGCGCCGCGGCCCCCGCTTGAGTGTACTCTAACTAGCGGAGCGAGCGCGGCGCCGGCTTCTGGGAAGCTGAGTTGCGCGAGATCCAGCCAACGACGGCGATGGCCGCTCCCGCGTTGCCCCCGTACGCGGGAGGCGGCAAGAACCTGATGTCAAAGTCGTTGTTGATGTCTCAGGCGGCTGCTGTCGCTGCCTCGCGTCGCCACCCTCACGACGTCTTTGACGACGAGGATGAGGAGGGCGAGGAGAGCGAGGAAGAGGACGTCGAGGCTCGCGCTCTTGAGCGGGCAGCTGCGGTCTTTACAAAGAGCCAGACGGATGCGCAGGAGCGCGCGCGTGAGCAGGCGCTAAAGTCATACTATGCGGGCGGTGGTGACGCGCGCCTGCCCCCGCCCGCCGAGGAGAGGTCTGCGACGTCTGCGTACGCTGGCGCGTCTATCAAGGCTGCTTTCGAGGCAGGTCTCGAGCAGGGCCGGCGCGAGCAGCTGCCTCCGCCGCCGTGCAAGTCGTGCAAGCTGCGCAAGGAGCGCAACCGCGTGGCCGCAAAGGAGTCGCGCCTCAAGAAAAAGGCAGCGGCCACGCGCCCGCCTGAGGACATGGCCGCGCTCGTAGCCAGGGCCGCCGAAGTTGCAGTGGGGCGCAAGCGCGAGCGCGAGGAAGCGGCGCCGCCGCCGCCACCCGACGACGACGATGGAGAGGCTCCTCCGTTTTAAAAATCAGCACACACCGTATGACAGAATGCCCAAAATCCCACGCCTCGATATAAAGCCCACGATGCGCCTTGTGACCCTCGAAACGTGCGTAAAGAACGAGGCGCGCTTCGGCATTGGTCCACTCAAGACGTCACCTGCGATGTTTACACCGATTGCGCATTCCGAGTTTGAGCTTATCGACCTTCCCGTACCTGGCGACACAACACCTCGGCATGGCATGCCATGGGAAGACTTGAACGACGACGAGTTCCGAGCCTTCCGTAGCAAGCTCCCGGAGGTGGTGACCGGTGAGTCTATCTACGAGACACTCGCACTGCCACAACTGCAGCTTCCGTACGAGTCAGCACAGCGCACGGCAGAATGG